TGATGTGCTTGATTGCACTGTAAAAGTTTTACCACCTTCTATTATTAGTGGCTGTGTTAATAATTCTGTTGTAACATTCGCTGTCAATGCTGCTGATTTAATAGCTGTAATACTGTTGTTAAGAACCGTTACACTTGGAGTGCCAGCTGATGTAACAAGTATAGATTTAATAACTACAGTTTCATTAACTGCAGGAACACTAGCACCTAATGGTGTAAGTGCACTACCACTTGTACTATTATCTATGCCTGCAAATTTATATTGGTTTACTACTGCCATTTAATCTAAAAAGAAACTTCTAGCTTCTATCTCCTGTTTTAATTCTTCTAACTAAAGATTGTGCTACATCTTCTTCATACTCTGAGCTTGCTCTAGTTAATGTTTGTACTATCTTAGCCATTATAAACTTGCAATGCCTCCATATTTTAAACCATAACCAAAACCATCTTTAGCTCCAGTTTTACCAGAGTTACTATAACTAGCTCCACCACCAGTACTACCAGTACTACCATTATCATTATCATTACTATGTATGTTAGGTTGGTCACGATAAGTTTTTTCCTTAGGTGGCCCTGGAAAATAATCAGCACCATGCATTACAACATCATCAATTTTTACAGCACCCGCACCACTATTTAATAATGCATCTTCATAGTTTCCGTAATTTTTTCCAGAAGTTATTCGATCTGTAATTTTATCTAATCTTTTATCTGCTATTCTTTGATCTCTAGCAGCTTCGTATGCAGATTGTGTATCATAACCTGTAAGTTGTTTTCTATATTTATTACCTAACATTGCTAAACCTGCTATTCCAGCAAAAGGTAGTAAAGAAGAACCAACACCTTTCATTAAAGTATTTGCTCCTAACCTTAATCCTGCTCTTTTAAACATGTTTGTTAAACTACCGGGAGAAAAAGCTTGATTAATTCCACCACCTGTTAGTATGTCAATCGCTGTGTTTTTTGGAGCAGCTATACCTAATTTTTCATAAGCTATTTCTAAAGCTTTGTTCATACCATATTGTTTTGCTAATGGTATTGCTATAGCCATTACTAATTGTTCCATTATCTTCTTCCTCCAGCATGTATGTCTAACCTAAAAGTTCCAAGTTTCCAACTGGTATCTACTGCAGTGTTAGATATTGTAAGAGCTATAGCTCTTGCTCTAGCTCGTGTGTCTACTTTATCTGTCGTAGTTGTTACAGTAAATGGACCTAATGATGAGCTTGATGCTGTGTTATTAGAATAGTTTCTTAAATCTAATTGTATAATAGCACTACCTTGTTGTGATATAAAGTCAGGTATAATTCTACTAACTCTCATAATATTTTCACCATCACCTCTAAGGTCACCTAAATTGGTTGCAGCTCCTCTTACCACTTTTTGTGTAATATCATAATCCCCAGATGTAATATTAGCAGGAATTGCAACAGCAGCTGTTGCTGCTTCTTGTTGATTAACTCCTGTTTCATGTTCAAAATAAATTGTAGTACCATCGGTGTTACCTTTTACATCAAACGATGTATCAACGTCTGCATTATATTTAGTTCCATGTGGTAGACCAAATACAGATGAGTCTTCCCATGTTGTTCTAGGAAACAAACTACTTGCATTTGTAAACCATATAGGACGTTTTGCTGTAGAGTCTAAATAACTATATGTAACTGCTCTGTTAACATTGTTCGATGTAGCTGTTGGATAAAACCAAGTAATTTCACCAAACAAATTATTAATACCACAATACACTAATTGATTAGATGTAGTGTTAAGATCATCATAAACATAGTCTTCGACTAAACAGTCCATAGATTCTAGTTTACCAGTGTATCTAAAGAAACCATTATCAGACATCCAGTACGCAGCACCATCAACTTCAACAGCTGCATTCTGTCCTATCAATCCACAGTTAGTACCTACTTGTTCAAAAGCAAATGTAAACGGAGTTCCAACAAACCTCATAGTAAATAAAGATGTATCAGACCAAACATAGATTGCATTTCTACCAAGTTTAGCTCCAATGATCCGTGATCCGGCGGCCAGTCTTTGTGTACCAGCACTATTTTCTGCTGTAGGCGTATAATCATTAATATTTTCTTGAGAAGAAAATCTTATAAACATATCGTCTTGTGTAGTTTTATCTCCAATAGTTGTTTCTGTTCCAAAAAATACTAAGTGACGATCGGGTGTTGATACTAGCATATCACGTGAAGCTGTTGGAGCACCTGATATAATAGTTGCACGTGTTGCTGTTGCATTTGTTGCATCACCATCCCACTGAAAACACTCACCGTTATGTATTAATGCAATTAATGTGCTTCCTAAATTATCTAATGCCCATAAACCAGGATCAATTACTTGGTCGGTGTTAGCCGCAGCAGAACCCCAACCAGTCCAGCTAGATGAGTTAGTAACTGTAGCACCATTACTGTGTGCTGCACGAGTAGATCCTCTTGCTGCTCTAGTTATACCTGTTAAATCGTTACCTGACACACCTGTGTATGAAATTTCTTCTGTCCCTACTTGAATATAGTTTGTGCCTGTAGATGGAAAACCCGTTGTACTTGTTAATGTAATGCTTGTCCCTGATCCACCTGTACCATTAGCATCATTTAATAATGCACCATTTAAAGTATTGGTTAGTGATCCTAATAAATTACCACCCCATAATGCAATACCCCAACCAAACGCACCAAGTTGTTCTGGTGGTCCTACATGATAGTATTGATAATATTTAACACTTCCAGATGTAGTGGCACCTGAACCTGTTTCATTGTTATCCATCGTAATAGTTATTGTGTCTGAACTAGGAACACTAGTTACCATATATTTTACATCATCAAAATCTGATGCTGAATAATTAGAATTAGTTGCACTTGAAAAATCACTAAACAATATAATGTCCCCTGCTACAAAACTGTGTGATGATGGAAAAGTTATTGTAACTATGTTTGATCCATTAGTTGTAGTAAAACAATTTGATAAAGTTGTGCCTGATGGATTAACTAAAGGATGTATATCATAATACACTCCACCAGAATATATGTATAAAATTCTATTTGTTCCTATAGCTGAAAATTTTGTAGATTGTTTATTAACAAAATGATGAAGACCTCTTGCTGCACCTGTTAACTTATCCTGACCTAATTGATTCCAGCCACCTATCTTTTCAGGTGTACCATATCTAAAACGTACATTTTCACCATCAGTCCATTGAGACTCGGCACCTGTCGATGTAACTTGTTTATTGAAACCTGGTAGGAATCCTAGTTTTTGTAGCATATAACCTCATTCTATTACATATTCCTTATTGGTGGAATACCCAATAATGGTCGTTTATCAAATTTATTTTTTTCAGCGAACGGACCATTTCTGTGGTTATAATGTAAAAATACTTGACCACAAACTTGACCTTTAAATGGCTCTCGCCAATGTTCGAGTTCACAGCCACTATATACCAACATATCCCCTACTTCAAGCAAGACTTTAGTACCCTCTGGAGCGTTTGGTTTATGTATATTTTTGTATTCATCGATGACAGTATCTGCACCTGTACCATCTATAAAGATAGGCCAAGGATCACCTCCTAGGTTTATAGTAGTAGATATCTCACAACTAGGTCTATCTTTATGTCTTTTTAATTCATCTCCATGCTTATATAATCTAGCGTATGAATAAGTTGGAATTAAATCTAAGCCTGTTTCTTGTTGCATTATTGGTAATACTTTTACTAACAAAGTCTCCATTACAGGATCTGCATAATGTGAATAAGTATTAGGAATTTGAGTATCTCTCCATGTTCCAAACATTCCTGTATCATATATAATATTGTTTTGATACATGAATTTAGCTGCATCACGTTTAAGAAGAAAATAATTAAATACAAAATTAGCTAACTCGTAGCTTACTGCATTTTTTATTACTTGATATTTATTGAAAGCCATGCTGTATAAAATTAAAACTTACTGATATCCTTATATCATTAGATAGATTTGGTTCAACACTATGCCAAAGGTGAAATGGAAATATAATTATTCTACCTTCTTTTGGTTCTAAACGAACCTCTCTCCATAAGTGTTTAGGGGGTTGGCCTTTTTTTATACGAGGCATATTTAATTGCTCTCCTGGCCTTGGATCATTAAAAACTAAATTACCAGAATTATTAGAAGATTTTATGTAATATACTCCACTAAACAAACTGTTAGGGTGTATGTGTGGAGCATTATATCCACCAGGCGGGTTTATATTAGCCCACATATTACCTAATATAGGTTGACTATCTAACCATTCTTCTTTCCAAATATCTTGCATCATTATAAATAATTCATCTACTAAAGGTTTAAATACAGGTATTTGATGCATTTCAGTTGTAGAGTGCCAACCATTACGATTTGTTTTCTTAACACCAGGATCTCGTTTAGACCACTCAACTATTTCATTAGCAAATAGTTGGTTATCTAATTTCACATCTTTACCGTATATAGTTGTTGGAAAAAATTGTTCTTTAATCATCTAAAAGGTTTACCCCCAAACCAACAAACCAAAGATTGTCTTACACCTCGTTTTACAGGGTTGACTCTATGATTTAAAAACGATGCAAATATAATTGCATGACCTTGTTTAAGTTCTGCAAATTTACCTGGCGCCATTAGTTCTAAATCTCCACCCTCAAACTCTGATGGGTCATTTAATAATAAAGTCATAGATATTTTTCTTACAGGTGGTTCGTGAGCCATGTTTACATCACAATCCATATGCCAATCGTAAAACCCACCTTCTGGATATTCTGTAAACTGTGCATTCTCTGTAACTTGTATGTCTCCAAATCCAAAATGATTTTCGTTTGCTTTTTGTATAAAGTTATTAAGATCACGATACATGTGTCCCATTTCTTGAAATGGTATCCAAGATATTGTTGTAACTCTTTTCTTTGTATCTGTTCCTCCACCTGGTTTACCCATACCAACTTGTGCTTGTTGTGGTGGTTGTTTTCTACCACATTCAATAATCTGTCGACATTGATCAGGTGTAAACAATGGTGTAGTAGTTTGAATTATCCAACTTTTCCATTTAGGTTCTGTGATGTGTCTATTTTCGTACATTAACTTACTCCTCTATTTCTGATTGGGTCATACTCTACATCCATATTTGCAGCTAGTGTTCGTCTCATACCTTCTCCATTAAATGGATATACGCAGTGTCTCATGTCATATGGAAATATATAAAAATCTCTTTCAGCAATTTCTGGTTGATAATCTATATTTGCAAACTGACCACTAGCTGAACCTAATATTTGTAGTCTACCATTTTGCGGTGCCTCTGGTGATGAATATTCTACACCAAAACTTTGTGGTAATTTTAAAATCATAACACTTGATAAGCCTGTAAATATTGATCCTTGGTGCACGTGCACTGGATTATACTCATGCTCAAACATAGTATTAACCCAAATAGAATTTAAATGCATTTTATATTGTGTTACTTTATTCCATTGTAAGTAGTGTGTAAATTTTTGATTAAACCATTGTAATACATCGTTAGGTAGATGATTATGTTGGACCATCTTATCGTTTGGTAACCCATTAAAAAATAAACTATGTTCTTTTTCAATCTTACCCACTAATTGTTTGTTAGCAGGTTTTAATTCAGGGTATTTTGTTTCGTAAATATGATTGATTGTATTATATACATCAAGTGGTACTTGGTATTTTAATACCGACTGGCCTAAAAATATAAATTTAAAATCTGATGTGTCCATATTTCTGTTTAATCCTTTCTGGTATTTTATCTATATAAGGATTGTATACCTTTCTAACTACTGATCTTATATTATGCATATTCTTTCCTACGATAGTATCGTCATACTTCATACCATTAACTTCTACTTGTTGCAAGTTTTGAAAGCTATGTTTAAATGGTTTGATATCTAAGAATTGATATAGATCAATAAATGTTTTTTCTGGATTAGCTACCATGTCATCGTATTTTATATAATGGCATATATTTTTATAGTTATATGAATTTTTTATTGCCTCAAGTTCTTTTGCAATGGCACCTTCTTTATTCATAATCATCATTAATTTCTCTTCGTCATTTTTTAAATTAAATCTATTGGGAAATGCATCAGGATTTTCTGTATACCACTTCATGTAACTTGCTAATACATCTATAAGATCTCTTAATAGTACAATGCATTTAAAAGGTCGTTTAAAATGTTTTTGCATTAATTTAAAATTACCAGGTGTTATTACTGGTCCACGATCAATAATTATTGGTTGTGGCCAATCTTTGTAATAGTTATCATACACAGAATCTAATACATTATTTAATGATTTGTGATCTGGGTAGTTTTGAAATACATCAGTATCTTTTAACAAAAACAAATCTTTCATTATCTCTAATGTAATAGAGTTAGGTGTGCACGCTATCTCTGGATTCTGATTTATAATACTAGTAAATAAAGTATTACCAGATCTAGGCTGTGCTACTAAAAAAAATAATTGTTTATTTTTCTTTGGCTCCGAGGTCATTTGTTATTTGTTCTTTCTTGTTGTAAATCATCTCTCCTGATTTTTTAACTCTTTCTATAGTATTTAATTGACCTAATACATTAAACACTTCAGGTTGACTAGATCCTGACGTTAATGTTTCTGCTTTATTTTTCATTATTAATGCATAAGAGTCTAATTGGTGCCTATTAACATCTTTAGTATCAAACGTTCCATCATCAAATTCTTTTTTTAATGTAGACCAAAGTTTAATTTCTCTCATACGATCTTTAGCCACTAATTGCATATTAGCTAAACCGTATCTTGATTCATCTAAATCTATTTTATATTTTTCTAATTTATATTCGTCTTGTTCTGTCTCAATCTTTTTTTCCAACCATTTAACTTTAGCTTCTTGTCTTCTACAATCAAATGATAGACTCATTAAGTTTTCTAAAAATACGTTTTGTTCTCTAACACACTGCCAATATTTTGCAGCTTTAGTTGGATACTTCATATCTTGAAGAACAGACATTCTCATTTCTGTTTCTGTTCTAAATACTTGTTTCTTAGTCCACGTATCACGAAGCTCGGTTGTCATAGCCTTAAACTCTTTTACATCTTCTGGATCTAATAAATTATTTAAGCTTGGTGCTTCTTTTTCTATTAACGCATGTATATTTCTTTTTTCTGTCATAATTAATTCCTTTCATGCAACAATATATACTTTATGAACTAGTTGTCAACGTTTTGACTTCTACACCACCTTCAGTATATTCTTCTGTAGCTCCTGTAGCACCACCTGGTGTAGAACCAGCACTGACAATAGCTGCGGTTGTAGTTCCACCTCCGAGACCATAAGCTCTTGCATTAGCCATAGATCCTGTTGCAGCAAAAGCAGAACCATCCCATGTAAAGGCGTTTGTAGTTCTACTTGGCACAGCTCCACCAGCAAACATAGCTGCAGTCTGTGTTCCCGATCCTATAATTGCATGTCCAGAAGCTGGATAATTAGGTTGAGATGTCCAACTTGAACCATCGTAATAAAGCACTGCATTTAAATTAGGTGCTCCTCCACTTGCTCTTCCTCCAACCATAATAGCTGCTGTTTGTATCCCAGCTAAAGATGATATGTCTCTTCCTGCTGGCATTGCTCCACCATTACTCCAAGAAGAGCCATCATATTCATTAGTTGTTGTTTGCCATCCTGAAGAGGGGGCTGTTGTATAAGGACCAAATATACCACTAGCTTGAAAACTTGCAGTTTGTGTTCCTGTTCCACAAGCAGTTTGAATTCCATTTGGAAAATTTCCTCCATTTGTCCAATTTGTTCCATCATACTCTTCTGTGTTAATAACGTATCTTGCAGGTGCAGTTGGTGTTGGTGATGGACTATATCCACCATAACCTAACGCTGCTGTTTGAGTTCCGTTATTTACAACTCTAGAAAAAGATGTTGATCTATTATTTACTTCTGTCCAACTACTTCCATCATACTCTTCCACGTTAGTAGTACCAGCTCCAGCTAATAAACTAGATGTCTGTGTTCCAACATTTCCCATTAATTCACTTCTTGCTGTACTTGCAGTTCCACCAGATGCAAAAGACCCAAGTCCTAGAACATAACCTTTAAGTTGTCCTAAAGTTGAGTTATACCACACCTCTCCTTCTTTTGGATTAGAAGGATTTGATGACACAACATTGACTCTTGTGCCATGTAAATTTTTGTAAGTAGACATTTTAAATCTTTATGGAAGAGTTACGTCAGATGGTCTTGTATTAAGTAAATCAGCTTTTTCTTCATCTGTCTGAGCATCCCAAGCTGCTTGTGCTGCTTGAACTTCAGCATCAACTAAAGCTTGTGCTTCTGACTTAGTTTTAAAAACACCTCTGTCAGCTACCCACAAAGCTCCTTTTGGATTGTTTCCAACAACCCAGACGTTAGCAGGGTAACCTCTTAGAAAAAAATTTCTTCTATCTTCAGCTGTGAAGAATCCTTTTCCAGTGTTAGTAACTACTCCATATAAAAAGTTTTCCATAGTTTTTCTCCTTAATTAAGTTTGTATATCATAGTTTAACTCTGTGTCAAAGTTTTAACATTTAGTGTTTCTGTTTGTCCAGTAAATTCTTCTGTTGCTGTTGAAGATGAACCAGATGAAGCTAAAGCCGCAGTGCTTGTTCCTCCTGCAGATGATCCCATCATAGCTCTTGCAGTTGACATAGATGGTCTTGTTGACCAATTAGTTCCATCATATCCAACTGTTGTTGTTAATGCACCACTAGGGTTTCCTCCATATACTAATGAATCCGTTTGTGTCCCTGATGTTCCAGCATTACCTGCTGAATAAGGTCTTGCATTTACAGTAGTCCATGAAGATCCATTATATTCTTCTGTTGCATTTAATTGACCAGGCTGTATACCACCTGAAATTACAGCTGCAGTTTCTGTCCCTGCTCCTGCAGCAGAATATCTAGGTGTGTTTATAGCCCCTCCTGCAGTCCAAGCAGTTCCATTGTATTCTTCACTTTGTGTTGGATATACATCAGGTGATCTTTGATAGCCTCCAGCAGCTACTGCTGCAGTTTGAACTCCAATATTACTAGATGTTAATTCTCTACCAGTTGATAAAGATCCACCAGTTGAAAAAGAACTACCATCAAATTCTAAAGTTGTTGCAATATTTGGATAACCTCCCCAAGACAATGCAGCTGTTTGAGTTCCTGTTCCACAATTATTTGATGCAGAATAAGGGGCATTGTTTGGATTATTAGACCAAGTTGTTCCATTATATAATTCAACTGTATTTAAAGGAGCATAAGGAGAATTTGACATTTGTCCTCCTATAAAAACGTTTGCAGTTTGAGTTCCTGCACTAGCTAAACCACTTCTAGCTGTACTCATAGCACCACCACTAGCCCATGCTGCAGCGGTTATTATGTTTACTGAACTATTAAATTCTTCTGTTGCGGCTGTTT